CAGTCGTCAATGAGTCGTAGGAGCTCCGGGCGCTTGTCCTTCTTGGTGCCAGTGATGCCTTCGTCGTAATAGAGTCCAGCGAACTCCCAGTCATCACGGGAAGTGATGTAGGTTTCGTAGTGCGTCTTCTGAGCCTCAAGGCTTTCAAGCTGTGCATCGGAATCTGTGGAGACGCGGCAGTAGGCGGCTACCCTGATCTTCTTAAGCTTGACTTTTGTGTTCGCTGCTTCCGCGATTTTTGTTACTTTTTTCAAGGGAAGTCCCTCCTTTCCGTACGTCTATACATCACTCTAAAGCCGCTACATATCAAGGTATTTCTGGCATTATTTCCGCGAACAAGGGAGAGAAAGTTTCCCGATTGATGGCGGTTAATTTGTTGAATTCAGCCACAGAAATCAGGCCGTCATCGAGCATCTTCTGGGCGATGATCTGCGCTCGCCTATAGTCCAGATTGCCCTTGATCCGATCATCTGTGAAATATCCAGATTGAGCATTTGTGTTTTCGTTTGGCATAACTTATCCACCTCCAGTTTCCACTGGAGATGAACTGCCGATTTGAGCGGAGGAAAATAAAAAAGCCTGCGGGCATTCCGAAGAACACTCGCAGGCATAGCAGATTGGATATTTACTTCACGCGGATTTTCCAGCCGGTGATGATGAGGTTGACATTCTTGATGAGCGTCGGATTGAGCTTCTGGATCGCTGCCACGGATGTTCCGTACTTCCGAGCAATGGCAGAAAGCGTGTCGCCGGACTTCACGGTGTACCAGACAGCAGCAGAGGCAGGCTTCTTCAGGAGCTCATTGACCTTTGCCTGAACTGTTGCGTAGTCATATCCAGCAGCGGTCAGGCGGTTCTTACGGTCAGTGCCGTTTCCCCACTTGCCGTCGATGACTTCCTTGGCAAGCTCGTCCACGGTTTTCTTAGGTGCGGGCTCAGGTGCGGGAGTGCTGTTTCCGGAGCCTTCCGCGTACTTCGGCACACCATAGCCACGGATATACTTGCCGCCGACCTGCAGCGTGCGTCTGCTGACAGAATCGCTCTTGTTGCCCTCAATGACCGTGATGGTGCTGCCGGAGACCGCCTCCACGATACCGACATGATCCGGCCATCCGGTATTGTCGCCGGAACCGGAATCCTGCCAGTCATAGAAAATGATATCGCCGGGCTTCGGAACATAGGCGTCGTTTTCAATCCACTCACCGAGCTTCTTGAAAAGCTCAACCATCTGGCCGCAGCCGCACTCGGTAGGAATGATCCTTGTCAGGCCGCACTTGATGGAGACCGCCGATACGAAAGTCGCGCACCATGCATCCGTGTATTTGACCTTATATCCTCTGGGGAGCGGCTTCTGGCTGTTGTAGACATCAATGATCTCTTTGTGGCTGCCGTCTGCCTCGTTCTTTCCAAGCCACGCTCTGGCCTGAGCGATGACCTGATCTCTTTCGGAGCTTACAGCGGGCGCAGGCTTGTTTTCCTTCGCATAGCCGTTGAAACCTCCGGTCTTGATGATGGACGGATAATCAATGTAGCTGTAGTCCATATCCACGTTGCCTGATATGCCATCAACCTTGCCCTTGGAAGAATACTGCCAGATGCCGTACTCGCCCTTATAGGAGCACTTGCTGGCGTACTGCGCTACCCAGTGAGCGTAGTCCGTGAGTTTGGAGTCGTCCATCCGCTCCTTGAAGCCGGAAACCGCAGAGCCATAGATACCGACAAAGTATCCGGCTGCCTCCATTGTCTCGCAGAAAGCGATGGTGGCCTCTGTGATCCCAGCTTTGGCAGAGGCGGGCTGTGCCTCGTTATCCATGAAGACCGGGTATTCCAGCTGCTTGCCCTTGAGGCTCTGAATGAAGCGCTCGGCATCCGCTTTTCCGGCAGCGGCAGTCACGCAGTCCTTACCGACAAAGTAATAAGCGCCGATAGGGATACCGGCAGCCTTGGCTCCCTTGTAGTTTGCCTCCCACTTGCTGTCGGTATAGGTTCCTGCGTCCGAGCCACCAGCTTTGATGATGGCAAATTCGATACCGGCGGCTTTGACCTTGTTCCAGTCAATCGTTCCCTGCCAATGGGATACGTCTATTCCTTTAATCATGTCACTTGTCCTCCTTGGTATCTGTGCTCTCGCGGTCGTGGAGCTGCTCCAAGACCTCCTTCAGCTTGTCTGGAACCGGCAGTCCGAGATGGACGCTGTTTTCCACGAGGGACAGTCCTTCATTCGAGATGTAGAAAAAGATGATCGCTGTCCGAAGCACTCCGGCATGGTTAAGCACATAGATGTCGAGTGCATTTGCGATGCCGACCATGATAAAGATCAGCACCTTACGGCAGATGCCCTTGAAGCCGACCGCCGAGGACAGCTTCTTGTCGGCCACAGCGCACATGAAGCCGGTGATGTAGTCCGTCACGGCAAAGAGGATGAGCGCGATCAGCAGGCCGTCGCAGCCGCCAAGGAACCAGCCGAGCCAGCCTCCGATGGCAGCAAAAGCAAATTGAATGGTGTTCCAGAATTCTTTCATGTCGTGATTCCTCCTTTGAATTTGTGCATGAAAAAAGCAGCTGCCACTGTGGCGCTGCCTCCATAGAAAAACGGGCTACAGGTTGTAGTATTCTCTTGGCTTTCCTCCGCTTCCTGTGCGGGTCGCATAGGAGTAGAGATTATTGAAAATGACATCCGTATCGTCGTAGCGGTCGACCAGCTTGTAGCAAGCGACATACGGGTCGAAATAACCGAGGTCTTCCGGCTCGATATATGCGGATTGCTGTTTTCCTTTGGCAAGAAGCGCCGTGCAGCTTGCGCAGATACTTTCGGATTCCTTGCTGTAGGTCTCCGGGTTATCCGGATGCAAGAACCAGTGCACATCATGCCATTTGCAGTCATGGAAGCAGGCGCTGTTTGCGATCATGGTGTATTGATGGTCTGCCGGAAGCCGAGAAAGGGCATCTAAGTGTCTTGCAAACCAGTGAAAGAGCACGATGCGGTCATACATCGAAAAATCGCCGGTCTGGAGTTCTTCAAGCGTCAGCGCCCGCGTGATGGAAAGGGTCAGCCGCACCTCCGGATATTCCTGCTTGATCCTTGCGGCCAGCTTGTCATCGTTTAGGATGAACTGATGGATGCCAAGGGAGCGGTATTTCCGGATCATGGTGATGTTCGCCTTCTTCTGGGCGAGGATACAGACCGGAATACCAAGAGCCAGCAGGGCTTTGATGCGCGAGACATATTCCTCATAGGACTTCGGGTAGTTGTCCCGGTAGGTGATATCAAAGCGGGTGTTTTCGCAGTCGTCTTTCCAAGCGGCTGCATAGATGCAATCGATATAAGGAATCAGGGCAGGCCGCTGCAGGAGCTTTTCAGGGTATTCCGGGTCAAGGTTATATGGTACTTCAAACTGTTTCATGCTTCCTCCGTTTCCGTCAGCGTATAGGTAATCTTCATCGTTTTATCCGCTGTCTTGATAACCGGCGATGACAGGTTGTTGATGGTGGCGAGGTATGGCGTGTACAAATAAAGCTCCTTGCGGAAGTGGTATCCGTAGTAGCTGTAGAAGTATTCCTGATAGGCGTAGGTCTTGTACCGGGAGATCATGCGCTGTCCCCATACCTCACCGTCCGTGTTGGTGGCTTTGTTTCTGACATAGAGCTTTGGCTCTCCATTGTGGAAATACCAGCCGTTTATAACCACATCGTCATCCACGCAGAAGGTGAACTGCTGCGCATTGTTGTAGGCGACATTCGGCACGACCTCGACATTGGCCACGTTGGTGGTATCGAGACGGTAGACCGTATTCCCGATAGCAAACATCAGCCATTTGCCACTCATGCCGATGTTGTATATATCCGTGGTATTGCTCGGAAGTACGATTTTCTGTGTCGTACACCTGCCGTCGCTGATCTTATCCATGAACCACTCAAAGCCGGTGCGGTCATAACGCTCCGAGCCATAGCTCATACCGGTATAAGTGCGGATTTCCTTTCTGGCGATGCCGTACCAGTTGCCGTCAGCAGCATGGAAAAGATAATCCATCCGTGTTTCGTCGTTCCAGTAAGGCTCGTCCGTATCATCCTTGCTGCCGCCGACGAAATGCACCCAGTACGGATAGTGGTTCAATTCGACGGTGGTTTCCTCTGTGGCCTCAAACGCCATCTGCGTGAAAGTCCGGATCATAAGCCGGGCGTGGATATAATCCTCCGGGACTTTCCGAAGCGTCACGGATGTCTGATTATGAATCGCCACAAGCTCCAGCCGGTAGCCTTCGCCGATGAAGGTTCTGTGGTTATGGCGGTAGTTGTTGTTATTGATGTCGCCATCGTTTATATTGTTGGACTTCAGCAGTACAAAGTAGTTGTTGGTGTACTTGCAGCCGCGTCCGGCGAGGATATTCGTGAGCGCGATGCAGGAGATGGTGCCGTTGGCCTGCGAGGTGGCAAAGTCCCAGACATACTTGAAGCCGCCATCGACTGCCTTGCTCTCGGTCAGGTTTCGGCTGCCACGCTGTACGTCCTCCGTGGTATTTACATCGTTGGAGGCATAACCGACCAGCGGGTTATCCAGCGGAGCATAAATCAGAGTCGGGTCTTCCTCGATTTCGTTCTGGTAGAGCAGGACGCCGCCTGTGAGCCTTGAATAGATCGGAAGGAGCCAAGCCTCGCCGCTTTGGCTGTCAAAGCTGGGACTGTCGTACATTAAGCCCTGCAGGTTTGTATTCAGGACATCAAAAACGGCCTCCGTTACAAGGTTCTCGTCCTCATATATTTCTTTCTCACCGGTATGGATGTTGGTGAGCTCTATAACGCTTTTTCCTTTGAGCATACTCATTCCTCCGTATTCAGATAGTCTGTGGTGATGGATCGCACGAATCCATACTCGCCACTGATGATAATGCGGTACATCAGCTGGCCGGTGATAGCTTTCTGCGACCATGCGTCCGTGCTGATTGCTTCAAGTGCCGCCTTGGTCATTCCGGACTGTTCTTCGGAAAGAGCCGCCCATGTGTTATTTGCATACGTCCACCATGTTTCTCCGGCATCAAAGGAAACGGCAAAGAGCGCGGCATCGTCCGCATCTACGGTGACCTTTTCAATGCCGATGATCGAGGCGTCGGACATATCGATGTTTTCCGAGTAAATCGTCTGCGGTTTCGGTATGCCGGAAAAGCTCGCTCGAAACGGTGGGAACCGGTTCTGGGAATCATGCCAGTACAGGATCGTCGGGTCGGTCAGTGTCAGAAGCAAAGCTCCGTCCGGGATATCCTGTACGCCGTAGGTCTCAAAAACCTCTGCGGAAAGCTCTGTCTCTGCAAGCCTTAAGAGGGCTCCGTCCTCAACGGTATAAAGGTCGCCGTTGGCATCCGTGATAAGGTATCGGCGGTTGTACGGGTCGAGCAGCACCGGAAGCGTATCCGAGCGGAGGAAAGCCGTCCCGGTATCATCCTGATGCAGAAAGGCGATGGTTGTTCCGGCTGCCGGTGTGAAGGCGATATTCCCGGAGCCGGTCACAAGGACGCATTCCCCGAAATAAGAGGTGTTCGTCGGCACAGTTTCAAAATGCAGAACAATGTCTCCGATATCGAGAAGCAGCAGATCCCAGACGAGCCTTACATCCGCACTGGTGGCGCTGTAATTTGTATAGCCCTCCCAGCGGATACGAAGGAAGTGGTAGTAGCCGTAGATCGTGCCTTCCTCGCGCCGGATCGTCCAGACCTTGGCATCCCGGCGATGGACTTTTACCTGTTCTGCATTTGTGCCGATGCCCATCCATGAGTTTCCGTTCACATAGATGTTCGATGCCGCCACGTTGTTGTAGGTAAACCAGCTGACACCGGTCAGGGTATCTGTGCCGTCATCGTTTCCGGAGTTGTTCCGGGTGATGGTCATATTATCAGTGCCTGAAAGCACTTCTTGGATAGAGAAATAATCAGCCATTTTGCACCTCCAGTTCTGATATGCTTTCAAAGGCTCCAAGGTCGAGATGGTATGCCGCAAGGCTTCCACGATCGATCTCTTGGAGCTCGCCTTCGATGGTTTCGTTGTAGTCTGTTTTTGGCTTTACGCAGTCGTCATCAAGTTCGGTATAAGCGGTCTTTATGAGCTTCTTTGCCGGGAGATTTATGCCTCCGATAAAAGGCTCCGTCTCAAACGGCAGGATCACAAGTCCGGTCAGTGACTCAATGTCCGAAGTGGATATTGTAAGTGAATCCATCCGGCCACGGTCGAGGCTTCGCTCGGTGCCGCCGGAAATCTCAAAGGACTGACGGAGCCGGAAATCTGCATCGTCCATGACATAGACCCGGCTGTAGGACATTTTCCGCTTGTCGCTCACATCCACCACATCGTGGACGACCGGAGCAAAGATGCGAAGTTCATCCGAAAGCGTGTAAAGCGGCATGCCGGAAAGCAGCACCTTTGAAATGGCATCGGAGCTTCCTGCTGGTGTTGGCGTAATAAGCCTCGTTTCCACGGAGCCTTCCAAGGCCAGATGTTGCATACCGGATAGCAGGATCATGGTCATATCGTCGCTTGCCGTAATTCGTCCGTCCCATCTGTCCTGTGCGCCCAATCCCTGACCGGAGATGACTGCGAGGATGTTCTGTGCGGCAATCGCAGCAGAGCCGGAGCCCACGGAAATCCAGACCTCGAAGGTGTGCAGCATCTTTTCTGCCATATCAAGGAGCGGGTAATAGAGGTTTAGGATATGCATCCCGGAGTGCCATGTTTCCTGCGGGTGGAACTCTGCAATCTCTACACCGTCCTTGACATAGGTGACCGTGATAAGTGCCTGCCCGTCCTCCTCCCAAGAGGAAGGAACGGATACGGTGGTGGCGAGCTCCTGCTCCGGGACGATCACATCACCGGACTGTTCATCATCGATTTCAGGAAGATGCGCGGTTCCGGTTCCCTCAGAGGTGACCTCTCTTGGTTGAGGGTCTGCCGTGACATTTAAGAGGATCGCAGCCTTGAACTCGCAGTCGGTCTCTTCCTGTGTGGCAAATTCTATATTGACGATCTGCACCTTTTCCTCGCCAATGCTGTAGGGCATGGAGTTTATGTAGGAGTAGGTCGTCATCTTGGTGGCCTCCACGGAATTCATAAGGCCACTGATGTTTTTATCGTTTTTGCTTTTGGCTTCCGCAAGGCGAGGGTTCTTTCCCACGCACTTAAGGGAGCACTTCCCGTTGATTTTTATGGTGATGGAGGTAATGGCCGCCATCTGGTTTTCGTCTGCCTGACCTCCGGTAAAGGTCAAGATATCGCCGGGATCAAGTGCCGGATCACCGATAGTCTCGGAATCAAACGGCACATAACTTATGACGGCGATGGTGTTTAGGAGTGTTGTGAGGATTCGCCGCCTCGTTTCCTCCAGACCGAACTGCAGCAGGTAGTTGACCTCCAGATTCATGGTCAGACCGTCATCCGGGTCAAGGGAATAGTATTCTGCCGTCTCTGTTCGCTTGTTCGTGGAGTTTATCGCCGTATAGCGGGTCACGAAGTCCGAGAAGCTGGAGGAGTAACGGTGGGTGTTATTTACCGTCACCATCGGCTCAGCCGTATACTGCACGAGCTGCAGCTTTCCTTCACGGTTAATCTGGGCAAAACAGCCAAGCGCCTGCGCCAGATAGTGCAAAAAATCCCGCCAAGTCTCGATGTCGTTTTCAGGGTAGACGCCAAGAAGTTCTGTGCCGTTTGGCAGGGCTTCAATTTCTGCCTGCGTGTGCGCAAGCTCTACGCCGCAGGTGGTACACATGACAGAGAGGAAGTCGTAAGGATAGCCGCTGGTCTGCGCCTCGTTGTATTCCTTATCGAAATTCAGCATGGCGTCGTAAGCCTTTAGCTCCAGCGTCTTTACCTGCCGGTTTGCCTCGGCCACAAAGAAGATGCCCATCGGGACATCCTCGACGGTGCTATCCGGGAGGTTTAAGTGAAAGTACAGCTCGACCTTGGCGTTTTCCAGCGAGTAGCGGTCAACACTCGAAAAAAGAGAAATGCCCAGCTCTGCCGCATAGACAGAGCCGAGCTCGATTTCAGAGGAACCGGAGCACTGCCGGGATACATACCCGGAGCCCTTTACGATGTCCTCGCTTGTGAAAGGATATTCTCGTCCGGCGGTTGTGGTGATCTTCCCAGACCATGTGAAGGAGCGGGTGTTTTCCTGTATCGCTGTTTTATATGCGTCTGATACGCTGTACATGAGAATTGCTCCTTCCCGTTTAATATTCCTTCAGCGTGAAGCTGACCTTCCATAAGCCTTTCTTGCTGGTGTCGTGGGCAAGGGAAACTTTGAAGCCATCCATGTACATCTCTCGGTTTTCCCTGACCATCGTCTCGGTATTAAAGAAGTCCACGGAGAGCCGTGGTAGGCTCCGCATCGCGGACAGGGTTTTAAGCCATGCCGGAGATACCTGAAAGGCCACGGATATTTCTGCCACGCCGGAACGGACAATATCACGCTGGGTGGTTCCTGCCTCAGTCTCACCGGAGGAGTCAGCCTCCACGTCAGAAAGAGACAGGTCATAAGATGTCGGAAGCGGCATTTCCGTGCCGTCAATCCGTAGGTAGTTTGTAAATGCCATCATCTGCCTCCTGACCGGAGCGCCATCCGCTGCTGGGCTGTGACGATGGTTTCGTCAAGCAGCGTGCCTCCAAGATAAACCGGGATAGTGATATCGCCTCCGCCGCCAACTCCGGAAAGAGCAGTAACGATAGCCGAGGTCTGCCCGGCCACGGCATCCTGAATCATGCCGCGTAGGGAGTCTACTCCGACGATAGCTTCTGCACCGGCTTCTCCTGCGCCAAGGAGCGTATTCCCGCTCATGCCAAAGATGGTCGGTGAGTCGAGGATCATGCCGTTTCCCATTGCCTTCTTGTACCATTCCACAGAGAAATGCGGGATGGACGGCGGGTTTAGTGAGAAGCTCCCGGAAATGGAGAAGTGCGGCAGCTTGATCTTTGGCAGCTCCCAGTGGAAGTTGAATACGTTCTTCAGCTTGTTCACGATGCCGGAGATAAAATTCCAGATCCCGTTGAACACATTAGAGACCGTATTCTTGATGCCGTTTAGGACATTCGATATCGTATTTTTTATGGCGTTGAAGGCTGTGGTGATGCCGTTTTTTACGGTATTTACCACGGTCGTGATGGTGGTCTTTATCCCGTTCCAGACCGTAGATACCACAGTTTTTATGGCATTCATCACGGTAGTGACCGCTGTCTTTATGGCATTCCAAGCCGTGGTGATGAAGGTCTGGATTGCCGTGACGACTGTTGTGACCACGGTTTTTATTGCGTTCCATACCGTCGTGACCACTGTTTTTATCACATTCAGGACGGTCTCGATGATCGTCTTGTAGATATTGAAGTAGGTGGTGACGATGGTTTTTATCACATTGAACACGGTCTCAAAAACAGTCTTTATGGCGTTCCAGATCGTTTCAAAGAAAGTCTTTATGGCATTAAAGACCGTCTGCACCGTGGTCGTGATCGCCGTCCATGCATTTGTGAGGAAGGTGCTGATGCCGTTCACCGCCGCCTCGAAGATTCCCTTGATGGTCTCCCAGACAGTGGAGAAGAAGCTCTTGATCGCCTCCCATGCTGTAACGACCGCCTGCTTGATGTTTTCCCACAGGTCAATCCAGAACTGCCTAAAGCCCTCGTTCGTGTTCCAGAGGTATATGAAGGCAGCCACCAGCGCCGCAATCGCAGCGATGATTAGGACGATAGGATTG